AAAGAATTGCAGAAGGCATCTGAGGATGGCCGCATTACGGAAGTACCGTACGATCCTAACTTCCCTGTTGAGACGTGGTGGGATATCGGCATGCACGATTACACTGCAATTTGGTTTTCTCAGCGCGTTGGCCGTTCAGTGCATTTTATTGATTATTATCAAGCTCGCGGAGAAGGCTTGCCGCATTACGTTTCGGTTTTGCAAGACAAGGATTACGTCTATCAAAGCCATTATGGGCCGCATGATCTTGAAGTACGAGAGATATCCAGCGGACGCAGTAGACGTGAAGTGGCATACGAGCTTGGACTGACGTTCAAGATTGTTCCGAGGATTTCTATTCACGATGGGCTGCATGCGGCCAGGCTTCTAATCCCAATGGCATGGTTTGATCGATCTGCTTGCAAAGAAGGTTTAGACGCGATGCGCGCGTACCATTTTGCATACGATGAGCGCTCCAGGCGCTTTAGAGACAAGCCTGTACACACATGGGCAAGCCATGCAGCGGACGCGTTTCGATATTGCGCCGTTGGTTTAAACAAATTTGATGATCGCCGGGGGCCACCACAGATCATGGCAGATAATAATTATAATCCATTTGAGGTATCGTTATGAGTTTTCTTATGCCCAAGACCGCTACGCCACCTCCAATACCACCTGTGCCACCGCCACCAGCTATCGATGCGCCATCCACTGATGTGCAAGATGCTTTGCGATCTGATTTGAAGCGCCGCAAGGGTTCAT